GCCGTAGGTGTCCGGTACCGTGACAGATGTCGTCCCATAGGTGGCTGTTCCCTGCCCTTTGTTTCCCCTGATTGTCTTGGCTATTTCGGTAACATCCCCGCCATCGACGATGGCGGAAATGGAATGAGGAGGCAGCCCGTTGCTGTCGGTTGCACCAGTATCATTCTCGTAGAGCTTGTGACGTGTCACGCCTGCAACGTTGGCGATCGCACCGTCGACACCTTCAAACGGTGTGAGTGACGGCAGAGCGACGCTTTGCCCCTGCCTGATACGTAACTCTGCGTCGGTTTCAGCCGGTGTGCCTACGGTGGCCGCCGCCGGGTTGGTTACAGATGCCCAGCCACGGGTCGGCGTGTTGATAGTGGTAATCGTCCCGGCCAGCGCCGCAACCGCTCCGCTGTTTGAACAGGTTGCAGTTACCGTCACGGTACCGCCGACACCGATCGTCACCGAGGCAGGAAGCCGCCAGATCACGTTATTCGTGTCTTTCACAGTACCGTTTGTGATGGACGTCCCGGCCGTACCGGTCAAAACCAGATCCACCGTAGAGTTCGTTGCCCCCCGGCGCGCGATACCGTTAATTTTTACGTTACTGGTCAGCGCGGCGCCGTAACCTGTTGCTGGTGAAAAGCAGTTATAAACTGAGATGGCCGTGTTATTGGCATCGTGAATAGCCAGCGCCACCAGCGCCACCATCTGGCCGTCTTTGCTGTCCGGCTCCAGATAAGCGTCACTGCCATAAATCTGCTGGAAATAGCTCGTCAGGGTATCGAGTATCGTCTGATAATCAGGCGCACTGATCCCCTCAGCGGTTACCGTTGCCGATAAGCCGAGTGTGTCCAAATTGAGGGCCATTTATGCCTCGCTGGTTACTGTCGTTGTTCCGTAGATGGTGTCGATTTCAGCGAAGAACTGGACGCGGCGCGTCGTCGTGTTCACTGTCGTATTGAAAGAGAGGATGGATTTAACGCCCCGCGTTTCGAGGATGCGCTTACGGATCGCCAGGTTATAGGTTTCCGGCTTCTGCTTACCGAGTACGGACTGAATCCACGGTGTCCCTTCGGTGGTGTCGAGGAACCATTGCCCGTACCATAATTCGAATCGCGTTTTCACGGCCTGCTCCACTGCCTCCGGAGAGTTAATCAGCCAGGTATCATCGCCGCTGCCAAAGGTGTAATCACCGTCGGCATCTTCACGTCTGTATCGCATCAGTTAGGCGCTCCTGTATTACCGCCACCGGTCTGTACACCGCCGTGCGTATGCGTCATCAGGCTCTTACCACCAGCTTTTACATCGTTAGTCACCGTGACAGGGCCTAGCATCGTCGCGGTACCGCCTCCTTCGCCCATGCCCTGAGAGAGATTCCCGTTTATTGTCACGTTACCGTTTAGCGTGATGGTGGGTGATGTGATCGTGGTTCCTCCTTCTGCTGTCGCCGTCAGCGCGCCGGGGGTTTTTACCGTGATGTTATGTCCTGCGGCCACTTCCACAAATGCAGCGCCATCATCAGTACGTAGCTGCGCGCCACTGGTGCTTATTCCGCTTATTTTCTGCGCCTGAGACTGCGGCCCGACGATACAGAAAGCATCCGATAAATCATGCACCCGGTCGTCGACAGGCTCCTGTACCCCGCCGTTCTGCCACCAGAAATCGATGCAGCGATCGGCGAAAATCACCAGGCATTCATCACCGGCTTTCACCGGGAACGTTAGCGTGCAGCCGCCGCCGCGCGGAAACACCACTGGCACATCCACCAGCAGCGGGTAATTTTTGGTAATACGGTTCCCGTCGTTATCAGTTTCAACCGAACGGATAGCAGGCTGCACAACCGCCGTCACCGCGTCAGGATCGAATGACTGGACGATGCCAGGCAAAGCGACGCGGATCTGGTTTTTTGTGGTTTCCCGCTCAGATTTGAATGTTTCGGCAAGGTCGCCGCTGCGGGTCTGGTCAGATACGGCCATTTGGTTGGCTCCAGAAAGCAAAAAACCCGCCGGGTGGCGGGTCTGTTTAAGAAGGTTATTTTAATCAGGCTCAGAAAAGCTAAGTCCAGTTTGCCCCCATGATTCACCATGGTGGTTTTTACAGGCTTTGTTTGAACAATACCCCCACCAATCAGCGAACCCATCATCTGGATGATTCTTCAGATGTTCGGCGGTTGGAAAAATATCTGAATCCCAATTTACGCATGCATGAATAATGGGCCAGCCACAATCTTTACAATGGATTCCATCGCAAATTTGCACTGTATCGCAGGTAACTTTATTCATCACAACCACCGTTAATTAATCAGCGACCTTCTTACACGGGAAAGAACCAATGATTTTTGGCGCGTCCATGCTGTTCTGCAGCAGTTGGACATTCAGGAATCGCGTTTCGGTACCCGGACGGCGAATGTATTCAAAGCCATAATTGTTGCCATCTTTAGCAGGCATAAGCCCCATGTCTGCCTTCATACCGTTTCCATTACCGAGAGTTTTGATTTTCTGGGAGGTAACAGTCTCACCATTAATCCTGAACAATGAGTCAGGAACCAACTCCAATTTGTAACCACCACATTGCAATGTGATGCCGCCGGGATTTGCAGCAAAAGCTAACCCAGGCAGGAAACAGAGTCCGATAACAATCAACTTTTTCATTCTTATCCTTCCCGCTGTAAAGACGACGACGAACGGAGGTCCGCCGCGCCACGCGCTTCGCACATCATATCCATGTACCACGCCTGGCCCCTTGTGTCGCCAGTGTACATAATCCCGCGCACAATATAAACGCCATCCGTTGCGATGCTGGCAGGCTGCGCCGTGGTGCCGCTGAGCGTGATATTTCCGTCCGTGTTCTGGTCGGTGATCTGCCCACCGGCCATAGCGATATCGTTGTTCGACAGTGCGGTGCGATACACGGAAGCCTGATCCAGCTGAATGAGCCCGTTAACCCGGATGTTCGGGTTAATCAGCGCGCGGACGTTTACGCCGTTGCCGATGGTCTGCTGCGGCATGCCGATCAGCCCGGTGGCGCTGTTGAGCACAATCGCGTCGTGAACATACTCGTTATTCGCCACCATTTGGCGCTGACCGTCCACGAATTGCCATGTTGCCCCACATTGTCCGGCCACGTTATCCATAAGATGCCGTGTCATGCCGAACAGCACCCGGCCCCGGGGGAAGACGGTAGCAGGCATTTCAGGCGTCAGACCTTCGGTAGCACCTTTGGCCTCGAAGTCTTTCATTAGCGCGCGGTTCACGTCAGCGACCGTATAACCGGCCGCCAGCGTCTGCGAGGTTATGCTGGTGGCAAAAGCCAGATCCGTATCGGCTGCCTGAATCAGGACGTAGGAATCAATAGGACTGTCTTTACCGGTGACCGAGTAGCGAATTTCACCGCTGAAAATAAGTCCATAGTTGCGGCCATCACTCTGTCCCACGTCCGCCGCGTCGACTTCGCGCACGGTCCCGACATCGCTTGCCGATACCTCCGGCGCGATACCGTCGTAACCGGCAATCAGCCGAACTTTCGAAAACTCTTTGCCGGTTATACGGTTGGAGGTATCTGCAGACAGGTTGTAAATTTTGAACGTCCCCACCCGTGACGCGCTGCTGATGTTGAACCAGTCGATCGTAAAGGTCACTTTAAAATCGCTGAGCTCAATCCCCTGCCCGTTCTCGTCCAGGAGCTGCAACTCGAAATGTCTCATCCAGTTCTGTGACATGCTTACTCCGTTGATACCAGTAAATGACTGCGGCCGCCCAGGTCGGTTTTCGTCGGATAATCCTGTGTACTGTCGTCACAGACCACCACCAGCTTAAATCCGAGGCCCATATAGGCGTACTGCGCCAGCAGGTCAGCCCCCGTGACGAGAGGAATACCCGAGATTACCGGCTCCCCTCTGTCGTTCTGCAGGTCCATAATCCAGTACAGATCGCGCCATATGATGCTAATCCGCCAGGTGGTCCCCGCCAGGATGATGCTGAATTGCTGGTTATCCGCTGTAAGCGGGATTTCCTGAATTGCCATTAGCCAAGCCCCAGTAATGACGCCGCGTTACCCGTAATGCTTTTCAGCAGCGAGGTATTTGGCGGCTTTGTGGTTTTGTTGCCGGTATTCAGCACCGCCGACGTGCTGGCCCCGTCCTTCATGTTGGTTTTATCCGCGACGGTGATCTGCTGCGTCTGCGAGATAAGAACCTCCCTCAGGGTGAGAACGGCAGACAGGACGTTTTCGGTTGTCTTGTCTGTCGTCACTTCCAGCGCGCGGATCAGCATGTTGCTGTACAGCCGTTTACCGGTTACCACGTCGAAAGGAATACGGCTCGCCTGCAGGTCAAGTATCTCCTGATACGTCTGCTGGGGACTCAGCCCGAGAAGACTGGTGGCCGTCAGGTTACTGGCAAAGTCCAGCAACGATCCCCCACCAGCGAAACCGACCTCCATCACCACTTCAGACGGTTTTTTGTAGGCATGGTCGGCGATGGCGGCCCCGACCTCGACAGGGTGCTCGGTTATCTCCAGCGTGTCGGTATGTTTCTCAGAAACAACCACGCTGGGGACAATCATCCCTATTTTCCGGGTCTGCTGTTGAAAGAGAGTTGAGAGAATATCCATTAGCCCACCTTCGTTTGATTACCGCGCATAACCTGGGCGTTTGCCGACTGCTGTCGACGCTCGACCTCGGTACCAACAGAACGCGGATCACCACCACCGTAAATGTGATAGGTGTTCTGCTGCTGTACCTGCGCACCCTTTCCGGGCATGTTACTCAACACCTTAGGAATGTAGTTGCGGGTTTCCTGCGGCATCAGGGCCATGCCATGTTTCTGCACATTCCCGATCCCCCAGTTATAAGAGGCCAGCGCCTTGCTAAGGTCTCCGCCGTTCGCCTGCAGCAGCTGTGAGAGATATTTAGCGGCTGCCTGAGCGGCCTTTTCAGGATTGAATACGTCGTTCCCGCGCAGTCCCATGTCACGCGCGGTACCGTCCATAAACTGAAACAGCCCTTTAGCGCCAGCCCCTGAAACAGCAAACTGATTACCGCCCGATTCTGTTATGGCCACACTACGCAGCAAACCTTCCGGAAGCCGGTAGAGCTTTTCCAGGCTGGTGAGCATCGGTTGCATCCATCCCAGCAGCTCAGAGCCTGCTTTTGTAGGCTGCGGCTGCTTAACCCCTGAAAGAGGTAAGCCACTCGCATCTGTGGGGGTGAATGCTGCCGCCTCTGCAGTCGGGAACATACCATCAGCAATTTGTTTAATACCCTCTGCAATTTTGCCGAGCACGCCGGTACTACGGCCGTGATATTCAGCAGCCTCTTTCCGTGATTTTTCCTGTGTGCCGTTCAGCTCATCAATTTGCGGATCACGCTTGTCCTCATGAATGCCGCGGGCCTCTCCAGCCTCGCTACCAAACAGCCAGCCTTTGACGGTTTTACCCACATTTCGCGGATCGAACCCCAGATTGTCGTTAAACCATTCCGCCGTCTGGTTAGCGCTATCCGTCACTTCAGGCATTGCTGACGGTTTATCGCTCCCCTGATTCAGGAGCTGCTTACCAACACTGGCCGCATCAGCCCAGCGACCGTCTTTAATGGCGTTCAGCAGGTCGGCGATCATATTCAGCATCCTGCTGAACTCGCCCATCTGGTCGATGAAGTTGCTGAAATCCCACTTCAGGGACCATGATTTAGGGTCAATGTTGAGCAGTTTCGCCAGCGCTTTCGCCAGTTCGTTAACGGTCGTTTTAAGGTCACGAACCATCTTCAGCGCGGCGTCGACTTCCGGCTTCCACTTGCCCCAGTCAATCAGGCTGTCCCCGCCTTCCTTCCAGGTCTGATAGTCCTCCCACAGAAGGGCTATCCCCGCCGCCAGCGCGGTAATGAGGCCAATCGGCGACATCCAGAACGTACTGTTCAGAATGCGCAGCGCAATCGTCAGCGCGCCGAACAACGAGATTAGCTCTCGCGTTTGCTTATCCAGCGATTGCCACCAGGTGATAAGGCTGGATGCCCCCTCAATAAGCCGGAAGAACAGCCGCCCTATAATGTCCCCGAGCGCCAGAATGCCGTCAGGGTCTGCTCGATGCGCGGGAAGTTATCCAGGATGTGGCGGCGCAGCGTGTCCAGCGAACCCGCCAGACCACCAGCAAGATTAGAGCCGATTTTGTCACGGGCCATGCCTGCCATCGCGCCGAACTCGCGCAGGGAGGTCATGAATTTGTTGGAGGAAACAGCGGCCTGTTGAGAGTTGTAACCGATGGCCTTCGCCATCGCACTGTACTGCCCGGAGAATCCCCCCAACCCCCGGCGCATCGCCATTAGGGTATTTTCGTCAATGCCCAGCATCTGCGCATACTGGTTAGCCCGGTAATACGGCATGCTGCTGAGCTTCTGGCCGACTCCCGTAAAGATAGCGGCCATGTCGCGCATGTTGCCGCTGGCGTCACGGGTCTGTACGCCCAGGCGATTCAGGAAGCCTTCCGCGCCGGGATTGTTACGAACAAACCGGGAGAGGCTTTCCAGAGAGGTGCGCGCCGCGTCCACGCTGCCGCCCACCTGCGAAACCGCATAGCCAATAGACTGAATCCCCTGAACCGTCGCGCCGGTGCGCTGTGACGCCCAGTAGAGATTATCCAGACCGGAGGCGATCTTAGCCGTAAAGGCCACCACGGTAAGCGCGGCACCTTCGACGGCCAACCCCATTTTGATGGCGTTTGCGGTCGTACCGGCGAGAACTGAGTCGAATTTTGACGCACCCGCTTCGTCGATATCGAAACCGAGCGAGACGAGGAAATCTTTAATAGTCTCAGCGTTCATTATCCTCTCTCCATTTCTCAATACGGCGCTGGTTGTCTGCCTTAACGGCCAGGTGGTCATTCATCAGCGCGATATCGCACAGATCAACTGATCCATCCTTCAGCGCGTAATAAGGGATTAACCCGGCGTCAACCGGGTCAAGGAGATAAGACAGCCCGTCAGGCAGGCTGTTGAGGGTTAACCCTGAGGCTGGCCCGGCGTCGCGCTGGTAGGGCTCACGGGCAAAAAATTTCCCAGCGAATCGGCGACCACCCGCGCCACCAGCTGCAGCATGGTCAGCAGGTCGATATCATCGAACATCAGCTGACCGCTGTTGAATACCGGCGTCCATCCGTCCATGTGCTTGCGTGATACCACGGCCAGGCACGGATGAATAATCGCGTTGGTGTCTTCTTCGGTCAGGGAAGACAGTTCCTCAGCGATACGCGGGAGCAGGGTTTCAAACACCGGTTTCAGCTGATCGAATTTCACGGTGTCGATTTTGCCATCAGCAGGCAGAAGGGAGCGAATGCTCCCGAAATCTGACATCATGCCCGCCAGCACCGGCAGCAGTTTGCGGGTCACTTTCAGCTGATCAAAAACGCTGAGTTTTGCCACGCGGTAATCGTGGCCTTTGATTGAGCATTCCATCTGTTAAAACTCTCCGAGAACCTGGTCGATTTTGCCGCAGTCAAACACCCAGGGCATCGTATTACCGGCTTTAGCGTTGGCGTTATCCGGCTGTTTCTGGAACGCCACGCTGCGCGCCGTGATGATGTCTCCACTCACCTTGTTTCGGATCACAATGACGTTGTTTCCCCAGGTACCTGAGGACTGACTCTGCGCGTTGTACGCCAGCGACAGCTTTTTGTTTGTCGGTGAGGTCTTCAGCAGGTTGACAGTTACCGTGCCGCTTTTATCCGCGTGCAGGCTGTGCATCACTTCGCCATCAGCGCCGATGGTCATGGTATTTTTGGGGCCGCCCATTGCAACGGTGATCCCCTCCTCTGAACTGGCGGAACCGTAGCCCAGATCAATCTCGCCGGTCGGGCCGGAGAGGGACGCCGTGACGT